TACATGGGCGAAGACATATACTTTTGCAAGTTATTGCGCGACAATCAGATTCCGTTGTATATTGATCATGACCTGTCCAAACACATTGGACACATAGGAACCTGGGAATACAAGCATCAGCACACCTGGGCAATCCGTCCTCAAGAGGATGCTTATCGAGCATCAATCGGTCTTAAAACCGAACTTCGCAAAAAGGACGCTGCCTGATCATGGCGCTTGGCACTTACGCACAACTTAAAACGTCGATTGCCGATTGGTTGAATCGGTCCGATTTGACGTCTGCTATTGCCGACTTTATTACGTTGGCGGAAGCCGAATTTAATCGAACCGTACGCGTTCGACAGATGATTGTGCGTGCCAACGCCACACTCGATAGCGAATACACGCAACTGCCATCCGATTTCCTGCAAATGGAAAATCTTGTGTTGCTCACGACAACGCCAACCAAATTGGAGTTTTTGAGCGATGAACAAAGCGATGACTTTTATACGCGTTACTTTTCGGCGGCTGGCACGCCGCGCTACTACACAATTATTGGCGATACGTTCAAGGTTGTCCCATCTCCGGGAACGGATACGACGCAAGTTCAAATGACGTACTACGGCAAGATTGCCGCGCTTTCTGATAACAACACAACAAACTGGTTGCTCACAAAGCATCCTGACCTGTATTTGTATGGCGCATTGCTTCAATCGGCGCCATACCTTCAAGATGATTCGCGCATTCCCGTTTGGAATGCCGCTTATGAGCGTGGCATTGAAGCCATGAAACTAGAGCAAGAACGTGCCAATTACAGCGGCACAACGCCACGCGTTCGCGCTAAACCAATGGGGTAATCCATGGCTAATTCATTTAGTGACTATCTTGAAAACAAAGTATTGGCTCATGTGTTTGGCGGATCAGCCTACACGGCGCCAGCAACAATTTACGTTGGCCTTTTCACCGCCGATCCTGGCGAGTCAGGTTCAAGCAACGAAGTATCGGGCAACGGTTATCTACGCCAATCTATGGCGTTTACGGTAACGAATGACGCAGCCACTAACACATCAGCCGTTGAATTTCCAACCGCCACGGGATCGTGGGGAACGGTTACGCATACGGCGTTATATGACGCATCAACATCAGGCAATATGCTAGCCGTTGGTCAGCTTACGGCATCCAAATCCGTTGGAACGGGTGATGTGTTTCGTTTCAACGCTGGCGATTTTGACATCACGTTGGCGTAATGATTGGTTACGGTGCTAATGACTATGGGCGTGCAAACTATGGCGTACAGAGTTATGTCGAAGGCGCCGTTGTCATTAGTGCTGCGTCAAGCGTATCGCCAACAGGATCGGTGCGGCGCAATGGCGAAACAGTCATTAACGCCGTGTCAACCGTATCCGCTTCCGCTGGCGTTATTCGCGGCGGTGCTGTTCTTATTGAAGGCGTGTCAACGGTTGCTGCAGGCGGTGCACGCATTGCGGCGGGATCGGTTGCTGTGGCGGGTCAATCAACCGTTGCAGCGGCAGGCACCATTGTCATGGTGGCATCTGTATCAATTGATGCCGTTTCAACGGTTGCTGCATCAGGCGGTGCAACCATTTCGGCGTCTGTGTCTATCGGCGCCACGAGCGCTGTAAGCGCAGCGGGCGCATTGAAATGGTCACCGATACCCGACCCAAGCGACACATGGACGCCACAAGTGGTTACCAGCGAATCATGGACCACGCAAACAGTTTCAGGAACAACTTGGACACCTCAAGTGTCACCTTATCGAGAGGCGGCTTAAATGGCTGATACCACGACAACCAACCTTAGTTTGACCAAACCCGAAGTTGGTGCATCCACCGACACATGGGGTAACAAACTTAACACGAACCTTGACACGATTGATGCAATCTTTGCATCAAACGGCACAAGCGTTTCCATGAACGTGGGCAGCGGAAAGACGCTTACGCTTGGCGGAAACCTAACGGGATCGGGGACGATCAATAGCGTCACCATTGGTCAGTCATTGGCGGCTGCGGGTTCGTTTACAACCTTAAGCGCATCCAGCAACGTTACGTTTAGCGGTGCTGTTGTTTTGTCATCCACGCTAACGGCTAATGGCAACACAACCCTTGGCGATGCTGTTGGTGACACGTTAACGGTTAACGCCACTGCTACTTTTAACAACGCAGACGCAACGATTTACGGTGTAAGAGTAGGCCGTGGCGCAGGTGCTGTGTCCACCAACACTGCGGTGGGTGCTAGTGCTTTGGCGGCGAATACGACTGGCGCAAGTAACACCGCATTAGGGTCTAACGCGTTGAGATTCAACAATACCTCCTCCAACAACACTGCTGTTGGTAATCTGGCTGGGTACAACAACACGACTGGTGGAATTACCGCAGTGGGCGACAGAGCCGCTTATTCAAACACTACGGGCAACACCAATGTGGCAGTCGGAGGAACTGATTCGCCTTCCGGTTGGGGTGCGGCTTTGCAATCTAACGAAACTGGCAGTCGAAACACTGCTGTTGGCACCGCTTCGTTGAATGCCAACACTACGGGGTTGTACAACACTGCTGTCGGCGCATTAACGCTTCGTGTGGCGAATACAGCAAGTAGCAACACTGCTGTTGGACACTCCGCCCTTGGATCAAGCACCACTGGCTCAAATAATACGGCACTAGGAGATTCTGCACTGATCTCCAACACCACCGCCTCTAACAACACTGCTGTGGGTTATCAGGCTGGGTATAGCAATACGACAGGCGTGGACAATAGTTTCTTTGGTTATCAGTCTGGATACAGTACCACTACGGGTACAACCAGAATGACGGCTATTGGATACCAAGCCGCTTACAGCAATACCACAGGAAGTGAAAGCGTTGCAGTAGGTCGAGTGGCTTTACGGTCGAACACCACTGGTGCAAATAACGTCGCCGTTGGTCACGAAGCCCTTTGGTCAAACACCACCGCCTCTAACAACACGGCTGTTGGATACCAAGCACTTTATAGCGTACTCCCAGCAACCATATCGGTTTCCGCAGGAGCGCTTACAAACGGTGTGGAATACACCATTACTGGTCTAGGTACGGTTAACTGGACAAGCATTGGTGCTGCATCAGCAACGGTAGGTGTTAAGTTCACCTACAACAACGTCGCAATCACTGGTTCTGGTGGCTCGGTAACGCAAAACGTTAATGCCAATAACGTAGCGATTGGTTATCAAGCTGGCGATGTAATTACCACGGGTACGGGCAATGTCATCATTGGTGGTGGGGCAGACCCAAGCGTAAATAGCGCCACAGATCAAATCGTTATTGGTAACGGCGTAACAGGACAGGCCAATACCAACGTCACCATAGGCAACGGCACAGGCAAGATTTACAACGCCTATACAGTCAACGCCACATGGACGCAAACCTCTGACGGCACGATGAAAAACGTCATTGGGCCTGACAGTTTAGGCCTTTCGTTCATTAACCGTTTGAACCCAATCCTCTTTACTTGGAAAGCGCAAAACGACTTACCGCCAGAACATCCGTATTACGCTGAAGAAAATAAGCGTGACACCACTAGAGTCATTCACGGGTTTGTGGCGCAAGAAGTCAAAGCGGCATTAGATGCAGAGGGATGCTCAACCTTCAACGGCTGGGATCAAGGTGATGATGGTATTCAAGCCATTAGCCGTGAGATGTTTATCTCGCCGCTAGTTAAAGCTGTTCAAGAATTGTCTGCTCAAGTTGAGCAACTTAAAGCCGAACTTGCTGCACTGAAAGGAGCCTAGACATGACGACTTTTACAACCAACATCACGGCCATGTACACCGTGAATACTCCCGATCCTCAGTATGTCGTGAGTGTACTTTGGGAGGTGGTCGGGGTAGATGGTGAATACACGGCCTCAATTGGTGGCAACACCCAGTTTGATTCAAGCCAACAAGAGGGCGCATTTGTCCCATACCCAAACCTTACGCCCGAGATTGTCACAGGATGGATTCCACAGAATCAGATTAACAGCGCACAGGCGTGTGTACAAGGCCAAATCGACAGCATGATCAACCCACCTGTATCGCCGCAAGTGGCGGCACTTCCTTGGGCGGCGTAATGAACCTAAACCTCGACCAAAACGAAATCCAATTTATTTTGAACGTGCTTGGTGATCTACCGGCAAAGACTGGCGTGTGGTCTTTGATTGTGAAGATTAAGGAACAGGCTGAGGCGCAAATTCCGAAAGACGAGCAATAAAGGTGATGTATGACTTCAGCCGACTCCGAAGCTTTAAAACGCATTGAAGTTCACGAAGCAGTGTGCGACGAACGCTATTCACAGATCAACGCCAGGCTCAAAAGATTGGAGATGATCCTTATGACCACGGCGGGCACCATCATCATTTTGCTTTTGAATTTAGCGCTGAAGTTGAAATAAGCATTCAGCAAGCTATCCGCCAATATGGAAGCAATCACCGACGCAATCGGCAAACTGTGGTACTTAGGTGCAGCAGTGGTTGCCATTGCGGCTTATGCGGTAACGATCAAAGTGCGCCTTGACTATCTTGAAAAGAATTACGACAAACAAATCACAGCACTATGGGAAAAGGTGAACGAGTTGAACGAAAAGTGCCAAGGATCAGCCTAGCATGATGACGCTCTTATCAACGCTCTTGTCATTCTTAGCCGGTGGCGTGCCCAAGTTGCTTGACCTTTGGCAGGATTCCAAGGACAAGGCGCACGAGCTGGAACTTGCCCGTATGCAAAATGAACGTGAGCGTGAGTTAGCCGCCATGGGATTGCTTGCGCAGCAACGCATTGAAGAGATTCACACTGAACAAGTGGCAATGCAAACGCAAGCCGAAGAGATGAAAGCGTTGTATGCGCATGACATTGCAATTGGCGAAGGAACAAGCCAGTGGGTCAAGAACGCCAGAGCGTTAGTGCGTCCTGTGTTGACCTATGGCATGTTCATGTTGTTGGTATTCGTTGAGATTGGCGGATTCTGGTACGCGTGGACAACCAATGTGCCATTCGATTTGATGCTTGATCAGCTATGGGATGACGATACGCAGCAAA